TGCTTTCAGTTCAGAAAGCATAGGACCAACTGCTGCTTTCTTTCTAAAACTAGTAAAGAACTCATTAATTTTTTCTCCACTGTTTTGGAATTGCTGTCCTAGTTCTTCTGCACTCTTACCTGCTGTTACAGTAGTTGCTGTTCCGGCATCCATTGCAATTTGTAATAATTGTTGTGCTTCTGCTGTATCTAGTACTCCATCTTCAAACATTTTGTTTAAAGCAGTGGCTCTTTCTGTTGGCTTGCCTGTTTTATCTAGCTCTTTGGCTAAAAGTTGAAGTCCTTCTGGCAAGTCTCCTAAACTGCTGGCCTCTCCCATAGACTGTAAGAAAGAGTTTATAGTAACATCTGCTCCACCAAGAAAGTCTTTTAACTCTGTTGTGGCCGCACCTGCTCCATACATAAGCTCTTCAAAAGCTTGTACTTCTGGCATTGTACTACTTAAATTAAACAGACTCCCCGATAGATTACTTTTATCGAGTAATGCATCTCTTCTTGCTTCTATTTCAGCAATTTCTCCGTTAATTCTATCTGTTTCTTTTTTAAGCTTCGTATTGTCAAACAATCCTTGATATTCTAATTCTTCTCCTTCTTTGGCAAACATAGCATTAAAAAGAGCAGTATAAACATTCATAAAAGCTTTTATGATTGGACTATTAATTGTCTTGAGCATTCTCCTTTCTACCATTAAAAAAAGCATGTCTATATAATCCAGTGCAGTACCAAAACCTCTTCCAATACTGTCGGCAACTTCTGAGGCTCTTCTTTTTATAATTAGTAAAGCTTTTCCAAAGTTATTAGCGTTTTTAAAAGCCTCTGCCTGAGCTTCAGACGCTTTTTTTGTGGCTTCCATTAATTGATTAGTAGAGTTTGCAGCAATAATTAAACTTTGAGCTGCATTTTTATTCTCTAAATTAGATTTAGAATTTTGTTCGGCAAAAGACTCAGTGATAGAACTTAATTCTTTCATAGCTTTTGAAAGCGCAGAAGCTTCTGGTATTAGTCCGCCTAAAAAGCCTATAGTTTTCTTTAGTCCAACTATGAGTAAATCAAGAGCAAACAAAAATTGTCCAATAACTGGTATAGCTGTAAATATGCCTTTGATTGCTATTTTTGTAGTAAGACCGAATCCAAATATTGCAGGTCTTGCTCTATTTGCTGCTTTTCCTATAAAGCCTAAATTCATTCCAAACAGTCTTCCAGAGTTTACTGAATCTCCTAAATTCTTTCTATATTTTTTCTGTGCAAGGTTTGATAGGCCAAAAGCTCTCATGTACCCTTTAAAACTTTGATCTTTATCTAGTTCTCTGAATACTGCTTGAGTGCTTCTTTTTGACTTTGCGCCTGCAGAAAGGGTTCGAATATCTCCCATCTTTCCTGCTCTTTGTTTTTCTAACTTCATGAGGTCTTTTAGCGCTTGTTCTTCAACTTCAATTGCAGCAAGCTCTTTCTGCTTAAGTGCTAGATTTTTCAATCCGCCTTTTAGAATATTTGCTTGTCTTTTTTGTATTGTAAGTTGAAGTTTTTTATGTGCAATTTCTTGCTCTTTTACGGTTGCAGTACCTGCTTTTATTTTTTCAAATAAAGCCCCATACTCTCCTTTAACCATTTTTAAAGGTTGCATCAATCCTCTTTGTGCTTTGATTTCTTTATCTATTCGTCTTGCTGCTGCCTGAGCTCTTCTAACTTCTTCTTGTGCTCCTTTTTGTGCGGTTGCTGCAAACTGATTTAACATAGGCAGCGCTTGATTCATTATGCCTTTTGTAATCATAGCAAAGAAACCTGCTAATGCAATTGTATTTTGAGAAAAGAAAGATGCTACTGGGCCTAAGACTTTGTTAAAGAAATCAAGCAGTGATCTAGACAGATCTGCTAGTGAAGCCGCTAATTTATCGAATGAAGAAGCTTCTACTTCTTGTCCTACTTGACCAAACTTTCTTCTTCCTTGCTCAAGAATTTCGTTTGCAAAAGCTTGTCTTTGTTGGAATCTTGTAAGTTCTGAAGCGGCCACACCTAAAGAAGCGGCATACTTTGCGGATGCATCATCTAGTCTTACAAAGATACCTAATTCATCAAGAATTTCTGGCTCGAGTTTTGCAGCACCTCTTGTTAGCCTGTCAACGGCATCTCCTACGTCTCTACCAAGAGCTGTAGCAGCTGCTTTAGCAACTTCTGCTAGTCCTTCGATTTGAGTTCCGCTAAAAGCAGCGGAAGAGCCTACAGAAATAGCTCTTAAAGCTTGGTCATAACTAACAGCAAATCCTGCAGCTTCTCTGAAGCCGTCTGCCATTACTGTTAAGTTTTTCCCCGCGCTTCTTCCTAAAACTTCTAACCCTTTTTCAAGTTGCTGTACTTGAGAAGCAGCACGAAGAGCATTGAAAGCAGCTGTAGCCGCAAAGACGTTAGCTGCTAGAGTCGCGTAGGCACCGACAAGCCCGGAACTACCAGAGTCCGAGCCAATGCTTTGGTTCATTTTTGAGAAAGACTTTGCCGAAGATAGATTACCTTGATAAACAGATTTATTTTGTTTATCGTAATCCTTTGCTACTTTTGTACTCTTTTTCTGAGTCTCTGTTTGCTTCTTCTGGCTTTTTTCTACTTCTTTAGTAGTCTTACTTACTTTCTCTAAATCTTTAGCTACCAGTTTGACACCTTTCGATGTCATGATAACGTCAATTTGTCCTACTATCTTTCCTTTTGCCATAATTAACCGTGTTTACGCTTTATCTTATCGTACTCTGCCTTCAATCGTTTCTGTGAGGCTTCCAGTTTTCGTGTATCTAACCATAATACAAGGTCAAATACATAATCTTTTTGGTGTTCGTCTATATTATATTGCTTTAATACAAAGTCCCATATAGTATAATCTTTTCCGATATATCCTATTTCAGGATATATTCTGTCACCCAGGCAATGAAAGATGTTTACACTATCTACTACTACCTGTGGAAAGTCTTCCCAGTCTGGAGGACATTCGTCCCAGTTGGGTTCTTTTCCCATTTGATCCATCATCTCCAAGTATTGATCCTTGGACATACCTACATCTTGGTTATCCAGAAACAGTTTTAGTTTTTGGAGTAGTTTTTTCTTGTTCTTGGCTACGAAAGTTTTCTAAATCGAAGACTACCTCGTTGAGCCAATTATCAAATTCGCTTGAATTTTCGACCAGTACTTGTGCGTTTTCTTGGTTGTAAGGCATTTCAGTCTCTGGTTCTTGTCCTTTTAAATCGACAAGAATCAAATCCTCTAGCATAGCTAGTTTTAATCCTCTCCAACCTTTAACAGTAGCTTGTGTAAATTCTTTTACAAACTTACTTTCATCTAGCTCTTCATTAAACGCTCTAGTTTTTCTGTCAAACTTATTAGTTACACATCTTTTTCTAAGTGCAACAAGCTCTTTTCTAGAAAGATTTGCAAGTTCTACTTCAAATCCATCTAAGCCAGGAAACTCTACCCAAGCAGTTTTACTGTCTACTAGTAAATTTTTTAAATCCATAATTTTTTCCTCTAATATGTTATTGTATTTCCTAAATTTGCAGGACTAGTAATTAATCTATAATCAAAAGTCTGCGTAAAAACTTCAGCAACATTTAATCGTTTAGTAAACATACAACTGGTTAAATTAGCGTTTAAAAAAGTGCTATTTTGATCAATTGTTTTTACCGCTACCGAAGTATTAGTATTAAAAGATTGAGCAGTAGTAGAGTTATTATCCCCTGTATACTGAACAATACTTCCAGAAACTACTCTATCTTTTAATGTGTATGTTGACGGATACATTGCATTAGATGCATTTGTAACCGACAAACTATTATGCAAGGTTTCATATGGAGTCCAATCTATATTATTTTGCACACTTAATGTAGTTGAGACAAGATTTGTTACATCTGATCCACCTACTTCTACATCAAGCAAGGCTTTGACGGGAGTTCTTGTGGCACTTGCAGATTGCAAGGTACCAGGAAGGCTATAAGAAGCATTCCCCACTCTTTCCAGCTTTTTAGCATTTCCACTCACACTTAATGTAAGTGGTCTTGTCCTATCCATTACAAAGTCTCCATTAGTAATTAAACAACCCTCTAACTTGAAGGTGCTTTCATCTGTAATGAAGTAGAGATCAAATGATTTTAACAATTGTTCCCCGCTACTTGTATCATAATCGGTTAAAAGACTTTTTACAATGCTTTCGTCCTTTTCTCTTGTAAGGGCGACCTGAAAACTGAAATCAGCAGGATTTGCTTTGGTTACGCTCGTTCCTAAAAACATTTTTGTCTGATCGTGCAAAGTCTTAACTTCATATGCATCTTCCGCAAATGTCTGAGAGAACGATAATTCGGGAGTAACCTTTACATTGTATCGATTACTCCCGTATACCACGTGTACGGAACCGTCTTTAAGAAGGTTGTACACTGACATGATTAAACAGCGTTACTAGTAGTCTTGTCATACCCAGAATCTGAGTGGACAGTTGACCCTTTGTAAAGTACAGTCATTTCATCTGTTGATGTAATAGTTGTACCCTGTGCTGCAAATTCAATTGTAGTTGATATAATATCAGCTGTTTCAATTGTTGGAATCTGTAAGTGAGCCCTTGGAATATCAAAGGTCACTAAAGGATTTGCAGTTGATGCTCCTCCCATGAACAAACTCATGTCGAATTTGTTACTTACAAGATTTGTAGCTGCTGATAAGTCAGAAAGCAGTTCGTTAGAACCCCCTGCTGCCGTATCAAGGTAACAAGTTAAAGAACCTGAAATAGTTCTTGAACCAGTGAATGAACCAATTGGCTGATCCACAATACCTAGAGTTTCTGGAGTTAAGTAAGTTACATTGTTAGCAATTGTAATTGACCCACCGGTAATATTAATACCTGTGTATTCGTGAGTCGTTCCACCTGCTGTATCTAATACTCCTCCTGACGCTCTTGCTGCCGTCATTTGGTGAGCTAAAGTCATAGTAGATAACTTATTTCTTAAGTAATCTGCATCTGACGTCGCCGTTACGTCAACGTAGTTTAGTTTCTCAACGTAAGATGTCAAAGTTGAAGATGTATCTGTATCAGATACTCCAATTTTGTCATGGAACGCTTTTGATGGATCTTCGATCGCAGAGTTAACCTGGTCAATGCTTGTAGCATTTCCAGACCAACTTAGTGTTGCAATACCATCAATTGAAAAGTCAATCTCTACTTGGTTAACTTGGCACTCATTTAGCCTATAAGTTGTATTTTCTAATGCAAAGAAAATGGTTAGTTTCAAAAGTTCGTGAGCGTTAGAACTTGCAAAGTCTACTTTCGTGTCATTTGCTTGGAAGGTAATCGCAGAGTTTGTTGTTGCTCCTGCATTATCTCCTGAATCTTCCGCAGTAGGAATTGCTTGACCAGCTAATGCTGCCCAAAGAATATTCTCTACCATGTCATGCGCTGTTGTATCTCTAAAGCTGTTTGCACCGTGTTTGAAAGGTCTTACATAAGTTTGGAAAGACCATTCTGCTGGAGCCAAAGAATCATTGAATCTTTGTGATCCCCTCTTAGGCGCAGAGCCTGCTTCATTAATAGTAACGTCTGTACTTTCACTTGACTGAGAAAAACTATAACCATCTAGTACACCAATTCTGAAAGTATTTGAATCTTTCTCATTACCTTTGAATAGTCCGAGACCAGTTCTAGAGCTGTCGGCTGTTTTACCCGCACTAATTGTTGCTACTGTAGCTACAAGGCCGTTAGCCCCACTTCCACTAGAAGCTGTAGATGTTACAGTATTAGACGCTGCATACCCAGTACCCCTAAAGTTATTTGGTATAATTAGCTCTGTTGCTGCTCCACTATTTACTGCGGCTACGATTGCTTTAAAACCTGAACCTGATCCATTAGTAGTTCCAAAAGTAACTATGTCACCTACTGCGTGTCCTGAGTTTGTACCTGATAGCGAATTTGATAGTGTTGCCACGTTTCCACCAGCAGATGTAACTCCATTCACGGAGCTGACGAATACTTTGGTATTTCTTGATAGATTTAAAGCCATTGCTTTCTCCTATTATTGCTTTGGAAAGGATTTCGCGTGATTTTAATCAGCGTCTTCGTTTCCTAATATCGTACTTCGACTACTACTTCTCCTATACCTAAGGGAGCGATTACTCCTTCATCAGTACCGATAGACTCTATCGTCATAGATGTTGTCTGTTCGTTTGGACTCACAGAGTCGTCATACACTAAGGCATCATTCTCGTCAATAATCCTTTCGATATCTTCGATTAATAATGCTAATTCTTCTTGGGCATCTTCCTCATTGGAAATATAAGCCCTGATTGTTAAACTAAGAAATCTCCACTTAAAACCGTCTGGTAAATATTGTCTGCTTTCATCGCCAGCTACAACACATACTTTAGGGTATTGTTGAATTTCATCTAAAAATACTAAGTGGCTGCCTACATTATCAAATACATTTGAATTGTATGGATAACTGCCATCGATTTCTTTTAACTTTTCAGCTAAAGCGACAGCAATTTTCTTTCTTTGAGTTCTGTATGCCATTATTGTCTCCTTAGCGTAAATCTTTCTTCTGTATGTTTTATGGCAATATCTCTTATACTTTTTGTTATAAGAGGTTTAGGATTATATCCTTGGGGCCATTGCCTGGCTCCTGTATTTTCAAACGTTGCATAAGGATCTAATTGATAGTTATATTTACCTACTAGTGTCTTAGGCCCCTGTCTTAAGTTTACTAACTTAACACTGTTTGAGAATCTTCCTGTTCTATTTATTAAAGCAGGCCTTCCCATGTTTCTTCTAACTTGGGCTGGAAGTCTTCTATTAATAATTCTTTTTAATTTTAATATATCCTTCTCACTAACGCCTTGCTTCTCTTCTTTTTGCCCTGTAGCTCTTCTGCTTTTAGGGACTCTTTTTATAGCTTTTACAGCTAGAGCTTTTGCTGCTGCTCTTTTAAGTTTATTATCTATAGGATTTTTAAACTTAGCTTTTGTTGTTGCTTTCTTCTTTGTCTTTGATCTATAAGGAGAAGTTTTCTTTCCTTGTACAGTATCAAACACTTGGTCTAAAACTTCTTTATCTACTCTTTTTGAGCCTTGGATTGACATAAATTGGTCTCCATACTCATTAAATATATCAATAAAGTTTTCCTCTAACTCTTTTTCAAAATCTGTTTTTGCTCCGCCTTGCTTTACAGCAGTTGCCATAACACCTATAGCATTCTCGGCCTCTTTGCCTTCCTTACTTTGAACTTTATAACGTATCTTCTGTTCTACTTTTCCAGTAAGTATATCAACATGCTTACTTTTTGTTAATTCATGTTGTGTCTGCGATAGCCCATAAAAGTATCTATTTAAAGAGTTTCTAATTACATCTAATTTGTCGTTTCCTTTTTGTATAGGATTTTCTGCTATTGCAGTGGCTGTTATGTACAACCTTCTAAATGTTTCAATAAGGTGGTCCCATCCAGCAGTACTTGGTCTCCTTCTTCTTTGCCCTGCAGACCTTGTGTCCCTTACAGGAACACCACTCTTTGAATCCATAGCTTTTAATCTAGCTAACATATTATAACAAATAAATAAATTTCCTGCTATAACACTAAAATCTTCGTGAGCCAATGTTGCGTTATCACCTTGCATTTTTGCTACAAACTTGTTATACTCTTTTCGTAATAATGAAGTAGATACCCATACACTATCATCTCTTGAGCCTGCTTCATAATATTCTACTGCTTGCCTAACTTCATCACTCAACTTTGGTCTTAATCTAGGGTGTCCAAAAAATATCATAAAGTTTTGAAGTGAAGTACGAGTACCGCTTTCTAGCTGGTCTCTCATTTCGTTAGACGTTTTAGTTAACCATTTATCAGTTTCATCAAAGAAACCTTGTAACTTCTTCGCCTGTCCTACAGTAATTCTAGTCGAAGTAAATTTAGCCTTAGCCATTACTTATATACTTTATAGAAATCTAGTATTCTCTTGATATGATCAGGAAAATCTATGTTATCCTTTAGAGAAGTTGATACAGCATTCTGTACCTGTGCTCCTGCTATACTTAGCCTGTCTTTTCTTTCGTCTTTTAAATAGTACTTAGTTAAGTCAAAACACGCCAGTCTTAAATCTTGAGGTGTAGCGCTATAACCAGCTCTATATGTTACTTTTACTGCTTTTCTTCCTTTAGGGAAAGCTTTATCCGCAGTGTCTGTTGTTCTAAAAATTGAATCAGTATCAGTATCAACTACATACTCATATTTACCACTACTATCAGAATTTTCTGTGATTAGTGTAACATATGCGTCTGCTTGACTCTGTCTTTCTTGCACCTGACTAACACTTACTAAAGGGCTTTCATCTACCATTACAGCAGTAGTCCCATTATCTTTTATGTCAAAGTACTCAACTTTATCTGTACCATAGTAGTCCACGAATGAAGTACCACAATAAGTTTTTACGGCTTGACTTATAGAGGGTATAATAACATTCAACTTTGCATCTTGGCCCACTCCAGTGATGCCAGCAAAATCTTTATATTGATTTAATGTTATTAAATTTGCCATAATTCCTCTTAAAAGTTGGAGGGGATCGCTCCCCTCCAGGTCTGTTAGCTATTAACTAGCTTTGTACATCCAACCCCACTTGGAAGTTGCACCATCGATCATGTCGATGAAGCCTAATCTTTGAGAAGCCACTAGGACTCTTCTTTGATTAGCTACTTCGTAGTCTGATTCTACTGTAACGCCTCTTAATCTAGGCAATACATAGTTTCTTGGGTTAACTGCGATAGCTCCGAACTTAGCTACTGCTGGTGTTGCGAATTCATCACAAAGAAGAACTCTTGAACCGAATACTTGTCCGATTTCACCAGAAAGCTTAGTTGCCATGTCGCCAACTAGGTTAGCATCTTGGAACTCAGCATCTTCTAATAGTTCGAAGTATGATCTTTGTGAAACAATATAAACTACTTCACTTGGATTCACACCATATTTACCCATGTTCTTTCTCATTTCAAGAAGATCAAGTGCTGTAATTTTATCAGTAGCAAAAGCTGTACCTGATTGTGTATAGTCACTGTCATTTCTTGCTAAGTGTAGTAAGCCTTCAAAAGCTGCGCCACTAGTACCAAAAGCACCGTCAGCATCATCACCAGCTAAGATAGCATTTTCAATTGCTCTAGCGTGTGATCTAACCATTGATTCTCTAATTAAAGGTAAAATCGGCATGATTGCATCTTCTTCAGTCTCATTACCTAAGTATGATTGAGAAATAAGTTTTTTAGTTGAAAGTGTTCTTTCAGTTAGGTTTACACCTGCGCCATTAGCTGGATCGTAAGCATCGCCTCTTGGGTCTAAGTTACCATGAGGTGCTGATCCACTAGCTGCTTGGTTACCTGTAAATTCAGCATAACCTGCATCTGGCATGATTGGAATAATCATGTTAGCAGAGTTCATTGCAATCTCTCTAAAGAGAGGAGCTAGAACTAACTCATTTTGAATATCTCTTTCAATTTGAGTTGAAACAATTTGCTCAAAGTCTGCTGAGGATACTTGTACACCTGAATGTTGGTTTACTTTTTCCATTACACCTTTTGCATAATCGTTATTCCATCCTTTACCAGTCGCTAGACCAGCAAATTTTGCGTCCATAATATCTTGTTCAAAAGCTTTCTTCCAGTCGCCTTGACCCTGTCTATCTGAGAAAATTCTTTTTGATTCTCTGATATTCATGATTTCTTCTGATTTCTCAGCTAATTCGTTCTGAAGTGATTTAACTACTTCATTCAAATCTTCATGCTTATCATTGACTCTTTTCTCGATATCACTAATGAGTCTTTCTGCGCCTGATAGTGAACTCTTCACAATTCTTTTTTGTTCGTCCTGTTTAGCTTCTTGAGCAGCTTTTTCATCAGCCTCAAATTGAGCTTGCTTCTCAGCAGTCTCAACCTTTGCTTTTTCTTCAGCTGCCTTTGCTTCCGCCTGCTTCATTGCATATTCTGCAACTGCTTTCTCAGCTGCGTCCTTTGCAAATGCATCTAGGTCAAAGCCTTCGGCTTCAGGAGTCATCTTTTCGTTTGACATATCAGTCTCCATTTTATGGGATTTCTCCCCGCTTGGCTGCTCAACTTTCACAGCGTCTGCTGTTGCATGTGAGTTAGCCTTTATAAAGTTTTTCTTGAACTTTTCATATTCGTCCATGTTTTCAAAGGATTTTGCTACAGAAAATGTAGCCCCTTGGTTGCAAGGCACGGATACGACTGAAACTTCGAAAAGTTCAGCGTCCTTGATTTTGTATCCATCGGTTTCTACCATATAATCAGCATCCTTGACTCTGAAACCAACGGAAAAGGCTCCAAGAACACCGTCTTTAACTAATTCTTTAACATCACCGGCTGCTTTAGATATCTTTGCAGATATCTCAAGACCGTTTTCTGTCACTTCTAAACCTGTTGCTCTACCGATAGGCTTGTCATAATTATGGTTGAACAAGATAATAGGATTTGATTTGAAATTCTCCAAACCTCCTTTAGTCCATGCTCCACTTTCAATTACATCGCCAGCTCTATCTAGTGCATTAGTACTTGCAGAACCTTTGATGTCTATACCACCATCTTCGGTTTCGCCTAAGGCTTTAAAAGTATTAGTCCAATGAAATATTTTATTCGACATCTTTAGTTTCCTTTTTCACAGCTTTTTTAGGTGCAGGTTTTTTAACTTCCTTTACTTCTTCAACAACTGCTTCTTGGACAGGATATCGATTTGTCACTACGGATAGGACTCTGTTCCAAGATCCAAACTGCCTTCTAAGCAGATAGTCTCTAACAGGAGCATCACTTCCATAGGATTTGTATGTAGCTAGATCCATAACTCCACCCTTATCGGTGAAGAAATCAGATACAGCTTTAATCATCATATTTTTAGTCATATTATTCCTCTATAGAAGGACTCTCTTCTGGTCGTCCCCCTTGCTCTGGATTTACTGCTGAGCCCGCTAAATTTACAGGAACGCGAGGTTCATCAAATCCATTGATTGGTTCTTTACCGATTGCCACTCTAGCTTCATTTGTGCTTAAAATTCCTGTATTCACAAGTGTTGCATAATATGCGGCTTGGTCTCTTAGTTCAGGTTGTAGAGCAGGAATTCCTGTTACATCTTCATTAAGTTCAAAACCAAAAAATCTTTCAAACGCATCGGATATCTTACCGACTATAGGTAGTATAGTCTCTAAGTAGTATAACCTATGGTTTGGCCTAATGTTTGCATTATTTCCACCGTCTAATAAGATTGGTGGTATGCCCATAGCTTCAAGAATAATACGCTCATTCGCTTTTATTGATTCTTGAAAGTCTAATTCTTTAAAATTAACCTTAGATAGTGAGTCTACTTCTAGCCCTCCATCTAATATAAGGGGTCTTCTGCCGCCGGAGGAAGGATTATACCTCATACTCCAAGCTGCTAACATTCTTTCTTTGATCTTTTCAGAAAGAGTATTAGGACTCTTTAAAACTAACCCAGGCACTGCTCCATTCTTGAAGAAGTTATCCTGAAATTTTCTCATGTTTCCTAGTAGCTGCATTGTTCTAAATGCTGGCTTTAATCTAGGAACTCCTCTATAGATTGAATTAAAACTATTCTCTTTAATATGAATAATCTCATTTACGTTATAATCAATAGTGTTCTCAAATTCATACTTTTTAATATATGTATTATCATCAGTATGAATTGTAACTTTATCTGCTGGTAAATGATAGAGGTGTGCTCCATCAAAGTAAATAAATATATTTCCATCAATTAGTAGGTCAATTATCAGATTTCTTTTAAAAGAACTCACATCTTGAAATGGATTTGGTTCTACATTTAGTAGTAAATTTACTTTTGTTTTTCTAATGTTTTTTACTATATCATTAGTGCCGTTTCTTTTTTCTCCTACGGCATAAGGAATTTGTGCAACATCGTCTACAATCATATTGACTGCTCTATTTACAATTTCTAACTGCTCATAGGCGTGCTTATAATTAGTAACGATTTCTCGAGTATCAACAGTAAGACCTTCGTTTCTAGAGATGACATACTGCGACGGATTGAGTTTTTCCTCATCCGCTTCAATTGTTCTTCCTAAAAGTCTGTCATACCATGCCATATTTTGCTCTCATTTTCTCTACCCATCTTTCTTGTTTATCTGCGTGTATCAATTTGGGTCGTTTTCCATATATAGAGTGTAGTCGTAAATGGTGTTGATGGCAGAGTGTTACCGTTTTAATGTATACTTTTTCTCGGTTTTCATCTATAAACTGCTCACGAATCTCTAGTATATCTTGTTCGTTTTCAATAGTTATATTATTTGTCTTTAGCCAAGTCTCTAATAATTCAGTCAGTCCATAGTAATGATGAAAATCTAATTCTTCGGTTTCACCGCAAATATGACACTCGCTTGCTTTGTTATACTGTGATTTAGCTTTGTCTCGCACGTATTTAACTAAATCTCTCTTAAATTTCATATCAAACTCTTAATATGAATTATACCCCATCCGCACACCAAAAGTCAAGAAGTATTTTTGACAGGTGTTATTAAAATGAGGTGGCTGTGGTTTCAAATGTATATAGTGCATATCTTATCGCATCGGCCATATGCGACGCTCCATCATGTTTAGGTCTTTCTTTCATTAAATTAGGATTTGAGTCCCATTGATATTGGTCTAACGCTGAGATTACCTGTTGACATTTTTGATCTACAAGTAAAGTGTCATTATCTACTATCCCTGCTACATGACCAATTCCATCTAATACAGACTTCTTAGCGTTTATAGTAGTTATATCATAATTTTGAGCAAAGTCATATCTTGTTTGTTGAGCAGCGGAATCAATATAAATATAATCGATATCCCATTTGTCTACTAACTTTCGTATTTGCACAGCGTGTTGTTCAGTTGTTCTTTCTGCGTCTAAGTATTCGTCTAAAACATAATACTTTTGTTCATCCCAATCATATGCAATTACACAGAAAGCTGTTGGATCTTTATAGCCTACGTCAAGACCTGCAAATACATCCATTCTAGATGTGTCGAACTGGTCTAATGCCATAGTGCACTTTTCATAGTTGAATGACCAAATTTGTCCTTCATACACATTGAAGTCTGCCATGTACTCTTGCGAAAACTCTGCTTCGGACATGGTCTTTTTTGCTTCTTTGATGTCGTCTTCGGAAACACGAGGATTCTCGTGATAGGTTGCTTTAATAGCACACCATTCTGGAAACTCATTATTATAGCCTCTATAATAAAACTCTGCAAAGTAATTATTCCTACCCCTTGGAGTAGAAATAAATATTGCTTTGGAGTTGTCTTTATCTAGTGTAGGTCGTAGTGCGACGTTGAAAGCATCTCTGCCATCGGTGAGTGCCGCCTCGTCGAATATGATAAGATCGTACGATCTACCAACCACTGAGTCAACTTGGTTGATAGAACCCATACGAATAGTGCTATTATTTGATAGCTCAATAACTTTATCTTTTGCATTGTCTCTTATTACCTCTAAATCAAAATGCTTTATCAGACCTCTCTGTAAATCAAATGAAATTTGAGATAAAGAATAATTAGGAGACATTAGCAGTACATGCGAATTAGGTACTAAACATGTTAGTTGTCCAATAATATTAGAGATGTAAGTTTTGCCCTGTCTACGAGAAACTGCGGCAGTTACAAATCTATACTTTGGATTGTTGATTGCATTGATGATAGCTCGTTGGCTCGTATTAGGTTCTATGCCTAATAGTTCCATGTACCCTTCTATAGGAAGTTTAATAAACCTACTATTAGGGTCAAACTCCATCAAATATTCTGATTCTACATCAGCTCTGGAAATTTCTATACTCAATGAATTGTCTCAGTTAAAATGTTTTCTAAGTCGTCTGGTTCGAGTAATTTACTCTCTTTGGCTAGTTTATAAATGTACAAATATGCCCCACAAATCTTTGCAAACTGTGCGTCACTTTTAGTAATCATTCTGCCAGCTTCCTCTTTCTCTTGAAGTGTATCAATTACTGAGTTACTAGCCATATAAGCTTCGTCTAGCCATACTTGCTTTAGATCTATTTGTGGTAATGCCATTTATTTTCCTTTTTTTCGCTTCTTTTTCTTTTTCTTTTCGACTATGCCCGACATAACCAAAATTTTTACCCAATTAGAAGCTAATTTATTACTAATACTTACCTTCTTCTACGCGGAAATGTAGCTCTCTTGGGTGACTTCGTTTTACCGAACCTCGGGCCTATAGATTTTGGTGCTGCCGCGTATCTGAATGCTTCCATGCTGCCGGCTCTTTTAGTATTAACTGAAGTTCCTGCTGCTGCATTCATATCTCTTGTGACTCCTCTTTTGAGTCTGTGTTTACGGGTCTTTTGTGTAGAGTGTACACCAGTAGGCCCGGTTAAAAATGATCCTGTTCGTGCCATTTTTTCTCTCCTATATATCTTAGCGTATCAATTATGAGACGCTTTTTTCTTCTAGATAGTTCGCTAATCTAGTTTTATTATGAACTGTTTTTGGAAGATTGAGCAGCTTTCTAATCTTTTTATTCTCTTCTATTTTGTCGTAAGTTTTGCTTACAACTCCATCTAAGAGTTTAGATAAGTCTTTTAAATCGCTAACGAATCTCTCGTCTCGTTTCATATTAGCCCTTATAAGGCTTTAGCCTCTCTTAGCTGCTTGATTTCTTTTCAGCTTCGATCATTTTGTCTTTAATATCGACCTGACCGTCCCAATTTTTGTCTTTACCTGTAACAATATTTAAAAATTGGTTCCACTTTATCTTAATGTAATCTAACATCATTATCTCTTCCTTCTAGTTGTTTTTCGCTTTCTCTTTGCGATTGTTCTTACCATAGTAGGCTTTCCACCTACCCCTTGTTTAACTGCTCGCTTTCTGCGAATAGCTGATCTTTTCTGTGCTTTTGTCATACGTGCAGCTTTTGAAGCTGGGACACATTTAGGATATCCTTTGCTGCCCTTCTTTGCTTTCTTTCTGCCACAAGTTTTATACCCGCCACCTTTTTTAGGTCTAGATATGTCTACCCATTTCTCACTGAACCATTTGGTTAATCCACCATTACTTCTTTTAGCTCTTGTTACTCTAGGCACGTCTATATCTCCCACCTCGCTTTTTGTACTCCCGTACTAGCCATGCGTTTGCATAAGCACTAGGATACACTGCGAACTTTCTTTTAGTAGCGGCTTTCACTGTTGCGTACAATTTTGAATTAGTAGGCACATTTCTCTTTTTACGAGTAGTCCTACTTTTTCTCCGTCTTGCCACGCTACTTTTTACCCTTCTTCTTTCTTTTAAGAATAGCTTGTTGTAAAGCTTTAGGAAGTTTCTTTTGAGCTGCGGTTAATCCGCCACCCATAGACTTTTTCTTCTTTCCGCCCTTTCTTTTTTTCTTTGGTCTTCCAACTTTTGAACCGTAAGTTCCTTTACCTTTTGGCATATTAGCTCCACCGTCCCTTAGGACACTTTGCCCATTTAACTCTCGTCTTTAAGGGCATAAAACACATACACACAGCACAAGTTTTTAAAGTTCTATTGTACTCTGGGCATGTACGACAAATACCCAACCTTACAATATGGATTTTATCCATTATTTCAAGATATTAGGTATTTTTTGTCTCTTTTGTCTTTGAAGTTGTTTTTTTCTTGCAATAAGAAGCTTCTCCCTTTTAGTTAGTGTAGGAGTTTCTGTTGTTTCAACTTCTTTCTGTTCAATTTTCTTAGCCATGAATCCTCTCATATACTATTTTTGCGCTTTTCTCGTCTTCGTAGTTCAGTTCTTCGCCTTTTCTATTAACAAAGGACCACATTTTCCCATTCTTATACACACCGTCTTTAATTGACTTAGTTTTTGGGGATTCTTTCATGTCTTTTTTCTTATATTCCATTTCCATAGTTTTGTCTCCTAATTGTGCATAAATACCATTGTAATAATAATACCTGCTGCACCACATATTATAGTTCCTGCAGCGGAAATAATTATAGTTTCTATTCTTTTTATGTTGCTGTCCATCTCGTCAAAACGATTAAACGCAGTCTTCCAGCGTTCTGCACATACAGCCTCGTGCTGAGCTAAGTCAGCTGCTATCTCTTCTGCGTTCATTGTTATTTTTCCTGATAAACTTTGAAATTTATATTTCGCTATAGATGTAATTATAGCAAAACATGAACCTAAAGTCAAGAACTATTTTTGTATGGTGTATATTTTTACGGGTTCGGATTTGCCTTTAACCGTTACTTCGTCTAAAAACTCATATTCATAAGTATCTAGTAGACTGTGTTCTGATATAATTAAATCAGTATTATAAGTTTTACAGCTGGATTCTAACCGTGCAGCCAGATTAACGCTATCGCCAAGCACAGAATAGTCAAAACGAGTCGATGACCCAAAGTTCCCCACGACGCATAAACCTGTGTTAATTCCTGCTCCTGTATTGATTTGATCCAGTCCCTCTTCCTCAAGTTTTTCATTTAATTCTCCAAGTGCTATTCTCATTTCAAGTACAGCTTTTGTAGCGTTTTCAACTTGATCTTCGTCATCGAGTGGTGCACCCCAAAATGCCATGATACAATCGCCCATGTATTTATCTATTGTTCCGCCATGTTTTAATATGATTTCTGTTTGATTGTTAAGAAATCTGTTTATAAGTTTAGTTAGTCCTTGAGGGTCTGATTGATATTTTTCTGAAATTGGTGTGAATCCTCGAATGTCAGAAAAAAGAAAAGTCATACGTTTTGTAGACCCACCCAATCTCAGTAGTGTTGGGTCTTTTTGTAATTTTTTTACTAAGGCAGGACTTACGTATGTCCCGAATTGTCGTTTAATTTCCATTTTCTCGAAATAGGTCTTTATAAAATTCCTGAAACTTTCGATACTCCAAAACAAAACCGAGATGATTATGATTCCAGAAACGTCAAATAGATAGGAAGACTGGAAGGCATACCAGGCTCCATATAAAGAACCTCCAATAACTAGTAGTAAAGTGGGTAGGCTTAAATAGACTCTACTTACAGTAAGAAGGAGGAGAAGCAAAGCTAGAACTGCAGCTCCTAGCTCTACTCCTGCACTCCAATTTGGAACTGAAGGTGCTTTTCCTTCAATTAAGTTATGTAGTATATTTGCTTGAAGTTCATGTGGATATTTAGCCCCTGAAGCCGTAGGAACTGGATTAACCACTCCCTCTGCAGTAACTCCAAAAATAACAAACGGTGCTTGCATAGGATTGCTCATAAACTCTGAAGCTGTTTGCCTGTGGAACTTTACATTGGTGTTTAACCATATACTTCCATTTGCATCAGTATTCATTTTATTATACGCAGGTACTCTGACCCACTCAACCCCGTACTCTCCTGTTCTTATCTGGTAACTAATATCTCCTGTGCCAAGTCTTAACATTTCTAGTGCAAAACTTGGGTATACTTCGTTATTACTACTTACGACTAGAGGAATTCGCCTTACGACGCCGTCTAGCTCGCTCCTTGAGCTTACGATACCTTTGCCCTCTGCGGCGTGAGACAATATCGTAGTCTGCCTCAGGATTCCCTGATAATTTATCGTCCATTTTGTTGGATCACCTCCTATTTGAGCAGTGCCTACATGAGGCCCTAACTCAGTTGCTTGTGTTGAAGCTGCAAAAGCTAACACTGTTGGTCTTGCACTGAGAGCATTAGATAATACTATATCGTTTGCTTTGTCTCGCAAGTCTGGATCAGGCATGAGTATTGTGAACCCCGGTACCCCGGAAGTTCTCTCTATCATGGCTGCAAAAAGTGTTCTAGGAAGTGGATAACCTCCGTATGCCTCGACGATTTCTTCATCAATATCGACGAGTACTATGTTTTGATTTTGAACTTCAGGCTGTGTTTTCATAAGCCAATCGAATGATTGAAGTTCTAGTATTTTTAAAGGATAGGGATTCCATATAAAGAATCCCAGTACCAAAGTAAAAGCAATAAGCTTTTTTACCACTTTACTTTATTTGCCCAGTAAGCTGCGGACATCTTACCCTTTGCTATATTCCTGCGGTGTCTTGCTTTGAAGGAAGCTCTTTTTTTCTTCATACGAGCAGACTCACCGGCCTTGGGCTTCCCTGCCGTCTTAGCTCCCTGCTGGCCAAAACGTATTGTTTTGATTCTACCACCTACTTTGGCAACAACTATGTGTGATTTTGTTCTATGTCCTGGAGTTCTCTTTGGTTTGTTAAATCCTCGTACTCCTGCTCTTTTTAGTCTTGGGTCTCTTTTCTTAGGCATATTATTGTCCTTGAGTCACACTTACCGTGCAACCTCCTGTAGTATAGCAGTTTTGTGCTAGACTGTACGTTTGAGTTGTATCTCCAAATTGTTTTAAAGTTAAATCTGTTGGATTAGTACCATCAAGTGTTATAGTTGCCGTGTGAGCTGCCCAAACACCTTTTTGTCTGATAAATACATCATTATAGTCATTGTAAATTGTAAGGTCTATAGTCTTTGCTCCATTACTTTGTTGTTTTATCTGAGTTTTATTATTATCGCCTGCTAAATGTAGATCAAAAGTATGACCATCTGATGCACCTGTTTGATTTGTTTGTTGAACCGCTAGTTCATTATAGTCGCCATACATAGTAATTCCTATATCGTGGCCTCCACTCTCGTAGTTATCTACCCACCAAGTTAAATCAGTGTCTGAATCAAGTGTAGTCCATGCAGCACCTTGGGCAAGTTTCATTTGATTACCTGTGCCACTTACTTCATCAAATATAATTGAATTAGGAAGTGCTCCAGAAGTAGTGTTAACTTGAACCAAGTACATATCTAGACTACCTGCTGTAATATAAGACTGAGAGTCTAACATATCAATGGTGTTATTATACCCTACTTGGTCAACCCCTAATTGAAAGTTATTTCCTGACTGCTCAATATGAATTAAGTTATCATCTGCTTGAGTAGAAGGACTTAGTGCAAAAATAGATAAAAAGAATACCGTTCCAAGCGCAGTTATCTCTCCTAAACTTTTAAGAGTTTCAGGATATTTTTTATTTACTTCTTCCATAGCTTTTTCTATTTTATCTTCTTTAGATTTGTTAAAAATTCTATCATAGTTATCATTGTACTTATCTTTGTTTGTAGGTCTTTGCACACTGCCTTTTCCTCCGTGCCATTGCTTTGTCATTGTACTACTCCGTTAATTCCCCAAAATGATAACAACATAAAACCGAAAACTGCAACCTGTATGATTGCTGCCCAGACTATTTGTTTCATTGGGTGTACTTCTTCCAATTTGTTTATATCTAACTTAGGTGGAGATAAATTTACCACTCTTAGTAGTTCGTCTTTAAAATAATAATTTTCCATTAAAATACCACGCTTTCACCGCATCCACAGCGATAAGTTTCATTTGGGTTAATAAATACGAAGGATTCATTTAATCCTTCCACTTTGTAATCTAGTGTAAAGCCTTTCAAGTAGGAAACTGAATTATGATCGATACGGAATCTTATTTCGCCCCAATCTATCACAGTATCGCTTGGAAAACTCTTATCATTATAAGCAAAAATGTACTCCATACCACCGCAGCCGCCCCCAGTAATACCAAGTCTAAAAACAAAATTCTCCTGTAGTAATGCCTTCTGTATAAGCTTAGAATACGCTTCATTAGTTACCTCTATCATCTTTTTCCCATCTCCATCCTTCTTCAATAGAAGACTGTGCTGCTTGAAGAAAGTCTCTGTCTTCTTCTGAAAGAACTGACCAAAACTTAGTAACTTGTAGTGTTTGATTATACACTTCATTTGGGTTCTTTAAATGGTAGTTTTCATACATAAGCATTTCTATTTGATCTATTCTATTATTTATCTTTTCTCTTAGTTTCATATTATTACCAATTATGTATATTGCCTGCTATAATAACGCAGCATGTAATAGCATTAAGTAGCACGATACAACTACGAATAATAGCAATTTTGTCAGCCTCTCTGTCAGTTGTTCCATTTTTTTCTCCTAAACTTTTTGCCCACAGTCTCCACATCTACTTACTCCTGTTTTCATATATAAATATCTATTATTCTTCCTAATCTTTGTAAAGGAAATCCATACTTTCTACGTATAAACCTTAATCTTGAGAAATAACTATTAATGAGTCTTCTCCTCCATCTAGATCAATGAGTCCTTCGTACCCTTCTACTCTTGTCTCTAGCTTAACACTGCTGCCTATTTGTACTTTTAAACGAATTATGCCTTGTACATCTCTATAAAATACTACGCCATCATCTTCTACAAATATATTATATTGGCTGTCTGAGTTCTTGCCTATTGTTGCTCCACGTAAAGTGAAGTCGCTACTAGCGTTTGCTTGTCTATCTGCTAGCTTTATTGTTGTTCTATCTAATTCTTCTATGACATCTAGTAAGTCTCTTAAAAAGTCTACATCTAGAAAGTCTATATCTAACTCTGAAAACTCTAAATCAACTTCTGTATTCTTTAGAGCGTCTTGTTCTAATTCATTAAACTCTAAGTAGTCTATATCTAATAGTCCTGAGTCTTCGTTGTTTTGTACACTTTCTTCTACTGTCTCTCTTATTTCTTTAGGAGGATTTACAATAAACATATTATCAATAATTCCTGGTGTAACATTGTTTAGTGTAACGGCTTGTGTAGGTGTACTATCAAGAGAGGATACCATAGTCGCTGCGTATGCTTGATCTAATGTGACTTCTCCTGCTTGATTACTTACTATTATTGATCCTGATGGGTCTCCATACTCATCAGGAAGCAATATAACTAAGCTTCTGCCTAGTTCATCTATCGTAGTAGTGAAATCAGTACCACGAATTGCAATCTGTGCTGTTGGTGTTTGTATGTCAATATTATTCTTATTAACTTGACCTGTTACCCCACTTGCAAATCTTGCAGTGCCAAAAGCAAATTTCATTACCATTTTGGACTTGTCTGGATTAGGGTCATATATAACTTCGTCTATAATTACCCTTGTGTGTTCTGTTAGTGCTAATTCTGATTTATCTAAAAATTCTATTAACATTCTTCCATTCTTTGTTTCTGCTCTATCCATTATTTCTATAGAGGGAACCAGTGTGGAAGATACTACAAACTCTTCTCCTGTTTGTCGCGTTAAAGATGAGAGCCCCGTACTTTCTACTATGTCACCAATGGAGTCTGCATGTGAGACTCCACTGATAACCAGTAAACTAAGAATCGTTAGCTGCGTCTTTTTGATTGATCTGAATAGTTGCATTGTCGCTTGTCACTTCCATTTCTATGATGCCTGATGGTGTAGCACACCCTCCGCCTGAAGCGGCACAAGTACCAGATATTTGATTTATATCAATGTCTGCGCTGTCTCCAACTAATACGAAATCAATTTTCGCATCTGCACCATCTTTTTGTAAAGTATTAACATTGTTGGAATCTCCAGTTATATCGAAGTTCCATGTAGCGTCGTCTGCTTCAAAGTCAAGGTCAAAAATATTGCTATTTCCTATTAAGGTAAGGTCCATGTCTAGTCTTTCTGCACTGGCTACTGATCCTTGGTCAATATCCCAAGTATTAGAATCGCCTGTCACCGCTATATTGTAATTAGACGTGTCTCCTGAACCAGTAGAGCCAATGCTCCAATCTAGTTCGTTCGAGTCTCCTATAAAGTTAATAGTATAACTCGAGGAGTCTGCAACTAAAGCACCAAAAAGTAAATTTTGGTTACCTGCAAAGTCTAAATCAAAAGTAAGTGAAGCACCAGTAATGTCCATGTAATCTGCTGAACCTGAAAAATCATCGAGTCCTATCTTGTTACCGAAACCTATTTGGTCAATGTACAAAGTAAGAGTATCACCTGTTTGATCGATCCAGATTTCGTTGTCATCTGTTGCCTGTGCTAATGCTAAAGAACTAAAAAATAAACTTAGGCCTAAAAGTAGTATTCTCATTCTTCTCTCCCTTCCAGAGCATGTAATTCATTCGTACCATTATCTTGATGCGGATGTCTATGTCCTGGCGTTATCTGCCAATAGCCTCTGTCGTGGCCTTGGTAGATCATTTCGAGTACTGCAGCTTCAATAGCTGTTCGTACTGCATAAGTTACAGATTCATTTTTTCCAGTACCGTCCTCATATTCTATAAGTTGAGTGCCTTCTTCAATAAATCTAAAAATGTCTCCTGATGCTCCATACGACAGTATGGTTTTCTTTGTCTGTACATTTAAAAGGACTTCTCCTGTAAGTACAGAAACTGCCCGAAGACTGACAGTTACTTGATCTTGTCTATATTGTTTTGTGAAACTAATTCCAAGAGTTCTGGCTCCTCTTCCTCCAGTTAGCATATTGGTGTCATACCCAATAATACCACCTTCAATAATAATTCCGGCAAAGAGTAAAGGACCAACCTTAGGTGCCGTTTCTCCTAGAGCTTTAGCAGCATCTTCCCTTCCAGATCTTATTATTTGTCTTTCACGAACTAAATGGTCAATTCCATGTCTTTCAACTACTCTAAACCATTTTGTTCCCCCAGCTGTTTTAAGGGCATCAATAAGCATCTCTACTCCGCCCTGAGTCACCGCCGTACTAAAACTTGCAATGTTTTGTACACTCTTTCTTTGGCCTGTTAAATCATTAAAACTATATACTGCTACTATTGGCATTTTCTTTGCGGGAGGTAATTCTAGTAGCTTAATGTAAGAAGGTAAAGACACTACCTCGGGGTCGTTAATACAGATGTACTTTCTAGCAAGTGCTTTTTGCACTCCCATCTGAGCGTGTCTATTGAACCCTTCTGTGTACTTTCCTGCTTCATCATTACAGTCTTGAGGGTTGTCGCTCCACTGAGGTATACTAGCGCATCCTGAAAGTACTAGTAGTAAACTTAATGCTACTCGTATCATGCTTTATCCGAATGTACCAGTTCCTACTGGTATCTCGATGACTGTTTCCGTACCGTCTGTACCGATTATAGTCATTCTAATAAATTCACTGCCGTCTGTATTTGTAATTACTTCATAGGTAACTACATTACCTTCAAGAGTGAAGGAGCCAAACCTTACAGATTCATCATTGGAAAACATAGATTCTACTAATTGTTTTGCCATTTGCGAATAAATTCTGCTTTCTAGGTTTCTAATAAATTTTGCAAGAGTACTATTATCAGCTTCTCTTTCCGCTGCTTTACGAGCTGCCTCTAAAGCATCTTCGATTTGTTTCTTTCTTGCGTTTTCTTGATTTTCAATTGTTAAGTAATGTGCTCCAGTACCTATACCACTAAAAGAAGGATTTTTAAATTTATGTACTATTTCGTCGCCTTGTACGACAGGTACAAATAAGAATAAAGCTCCTCCAATTAAGGCTACTGAAAAAATTAATCTAATTCCTTTTTGCATCATTGTTGTCCTTTTTGGTCTCATGACTTTGTACTTGTATGTCATTCTTCTTTTCATTATCTCTAATATGCAGAGCCGTGTTTACTTTTTCTTGTAAACGTATCATATCATTGTCAAGCATCCTTACTTGATCAATGAGTCTAATTAGTGTCATATGCAATTCTTCAATTGCGGGATCTATTTCTTCATTTATAGTAGTCCAAACAAAGTAAACAAAATATCCAAGACCTACCATTGCTACTACAGGAAACCCGTAGTTTTGAACAGCAGTAACTAAATCTTCCATTAGTCTCTCCTGGTATCTATTGTTCCGTCTTCTACAAAGTTTTCTGCCCTAGCCATTCTGTCTAGAGGAGGGCTAACATGGATAATATTGCTTATAGTTGCATCAATCTTTATCATGTCATTATTCATGGTCTTAACTCGAGTCGTTAAGCCTTTTGCAAATATTTTTAAAGTACCAAGATCATCGACAAGTCCGCCGAATATCTGCTTCATAATTAAAAATATGAAAATACCTGCCGCAATACCTACTGCAATTGGAGTACCTAAGTCAGCTATTAAGCCTAACCACTCCGTCATCCTCGTATTCCTTCAGGTAGTATGTAAACTGGAATATTGCATTCAACTTCATACTCTTGCCACTTCATAGTGGGCGCTTCGTTTGGAAAGAAAAAACACTTTTGTGTTCCACTTTCTGTAAATTCTATTGTTTTTTGGAAACCATCTGGGACAGTGGCTCCTGTAGGTAGAACTTCACTACCTGAACCAAAAAATATCTCGTTTTCAACATAAAGAAGCTCTTCTTCGCTCCATTTTCGTACTTGTGCTTCTAAGAATCTCCAAGCACCTCTGTTTAATTTCTCATGTTGTAGTGCAGAATTTAAATAACTAAATGTTTTCTTTAAATTTTCTTCTGAATCGGAAAAATGTGCAGCGGGCGCTATGTGGCCCTTGTCCCATACATTTTTATAGTAGTCGTTATTGTCTGAAGTATGAAAATCTGGTTCTTTATAAAAGTTCATGCCTTTACGGTCGGCATTTTTAGGTCTGTTGCTAACCCAATATGTAACTTTAGTAGGTTGTTCTAGAGCTTCGTCGTACCAAACTTGATAAATTTCTTTGTCGACCCAGATTTCGTGATGCTCTGCTGCCAGAGGTAAAGTTACTAGTAGTAATAATGCTAAATTTTTCATACATCGGAGGAAGGCTCTTTTAATAATTTCTTCATTAATTCGCCATAGTTGCCTTGTCCAAACGGAACTTCTCCGTTTATCTGAACATTGGTTTGATTTTTTACATTTTGTGCTTTTGCTTTTTCCATATCAGTCTGAGCTTTGATTTCATCTATTCTCATTTTGTGGGCAAGCTGAACCAAATCTGCTAAATCTTTATTTGTGTAGATTTCTGATTCGTGTGCTTCCTCAAACTTTTTGTCTATGATATCATCTAGTAGTTCTGCTAGCTTAAAACGGTTTCTATACCCCGTATCTAAGTATACTTGGTCAACATACTGTTTAATTTCTCGTTTAGCTAGAATTTCTGAGCATTCTCCCTCGTCAATAGCGAGTCGAGCGCATACAGCCGGGATATTTCCCAACTCTAGATAAGCGTTTGCCACTTCTAAGCCTTCTGGACTGATTCTTGTTGATATTTGCTTACTCATATTTGAATTATACCAAAATCGTCACCAGAAGTCAAGAAATATTTTTGCATGCATCATCATGATGCCTTGCTCAGCGTCTTTTATCCTTTTCAAAATTTCTCAAAGTTGTACATGGAGATGGGTAAAAATTTTTTGAAAAAATCAAGGTCTAAGAACCCCTACCCTATATGTCAACCCATGTCAACAAATTTATTTTCATTGATATGCTTGACATATGGGTGGCTTATACTGTAGGGAAAAGGCTCAAAATATTTACTGTTTGTTTGGTTATATTTGTTTTAATTGTTGTTTTTATTTGCTAAAATATACCTAAACAAAAGGGGAATATTATGAAAATAATTAAAACAAATTCAAAGCCAATCTATAAACATTTAAATGATTATATTTATCGTTTATTTGTGGCATGGGGCGAGGGCGAGATATTAGCATTACAAACAAAAGACTCACAATTTTGCCTAGATAAATACAGAAGATTAACAGAACAAGGACATGAAAAAATCAGAATAGAATTCTCATTAATGCAAAAGGTTTCTTGATAGAAAAAAGGTTAAGGGGCTAACCTTTATCAATAGCCCCACATCATAAGGAATAAAATTATGACTAAAGAAGAAAAGAAAAAACCTCTCACTAAGAAGGTTTTAATTGATACATTATTAAAAGCGAAAGCCGATAATAATAATAATGCTTGGTTAGAACAATGGAACTACAGCCGACTAAATAGAGGTTGGACTGTTGGGGCGTTGGCTCTTGAACTAGAGGGAGAGAAAACAAATGACTAAGACTAATCAAACTATTGCTTGTGTCATAGATACCGAATGTTGCTATAAAAATGCCAAACCTTTCGACTCTCCGAATGGTTTGGTTTATCACTTCGGTGCTGTGTTTGGTAATCTCGAACAGACTC